CACAATATCGGTGTTCTCATAGTTCCATATTCTGCCTTGCTCGGAGGCGTCTATGCCGATTTCAAAACCATGACTTGCCGCTGAGGTTGTCGTTAGATTTGTAAAACGCTGTACACTTGCCGCTGAATCTACCTGATGTATTTGGAGGTTTGTACCGGAGGCAGGAACAGTCTTTATTCCTAATGGTTCTAAAATATCAACACCATTTCCTGATTCAGAAGTTATTTCATTTATTAAAAACTGATGCGAGCTATTCCAGAATTGATCGAAATAATCTATCCATAGATAATTTCCTCTATGAATCCAGTTCATGTAATCTCTGTCTGGTTTTTCTAAATATTCCCAGCCATTATTTTTCTTATCGGTAGGCGGTTCTGTTACATTATCTCTACCTCCGATATCTATTACATCGTTTATCGCAAAACGTGGATAAAATATCGGTTTATTGTTGTAAGCCATTTTAATACCTCTCTAAATTTATGCTGATTGTGACCATTCCCCGCCGTCACTTTCTGTTGAATGCCCGAATCCTTTACCATCCGGATCACCTGCAAAAACAAATGGAAATTGTGATTCGGAATAAGATACATTCATCCCAACTCCTGCCGCCTTTGTATCATTTAGTACATCAACACCATCGGCTATTAAAGCAAGGATATTAGTATAAAGCTGAAATCTTGCTGTTGAAGTCTCCTGAAGTCTTACTATATCATTTTCACTGGTTTTAAATAAATCGCACACTGCGAGTATATTTGATATTGATCCGCCTGATATATTCTTAGCAATTGCTATTCTTAATCCGATTCTATAATATGCATCTGTCTCTCCGCTTGATCTTTCTCTATTTACAATAGTTCCTATCTGATTAAGATTATATCCAGACATGCTATCAATTAAATATAGTGTATAAACATACGCAACTTGTACAAGCAATTCGTCAAGTTGCTCTGAAAAGATTGTCCATAACTTTCCAAAATTGCTTGTAGTATCCCGGTTTAGCCATGATTGCGGAACATATTCTAAATAATCTATTGTTGCCATTATGTAACCACCACTGAAATATTATCGGTATCGCAACGAGCCACTTCATTCGCTCCAATATCTAACTTAGTATCTGTTGTCGGTACTGTCGGCGCAAACGCTATCCATATTTCTGGAGTATCCTCTATGCCTGATATATCATCAAATTCCGCTATTATCTTCCAAACCCGGACATCAACGCCCACACCCAGACCTTCGTATTCAGTAGCCATGCTTTCTATCGTATCAATTCCGCCGATAGCCTTAACAACCGCTGTCTTGACCGCCGTTTCGTTACTCGCAACCCATTCTGAATTACTTGTTATATTAACTATTACATTAATATACTTAGTAGTAGCAACGCCCCACTTAATTAAATGACTATCCCCATTCTCGTCAAGCACATAAGCAGATTCTGTGCCGTTTGTTGCTATGCCTGCGGCTTTACTGTTAAATATAGCCTCTGCTATATTAGCATCAAGAGCCGATCCGCTGACTACACAATAAACAGAATGCGGAACTAAACCGTCTCCGTCTGTTACGTCTGTGTCATTTTCATATACTCTTGCTGTGATAACGTCCTCAACTTCATATAGCGCGTTTAATATTGCCGGAACTGATGACCCGCCTGATTCTGTTCTATCTTCATAACGTTGTCTTAATTCATAATCGGTTTCAATCGGCAACCCGCCTGTTGACGGCAATTCATTATTTACGCCTGTTATTCCAGATACAGGATTTACTATCTCATTTATTGCGCCTGCGGGAACTACTCCTGTTTCACCTGCGACAATAGCCCTTGAGGTTATTGCCGTACCGCTGGGAACTGCTGTCCCTGATCCGATTGTTTCAAATTGAATATTGCTTGCTGTTTGCATTAAAAATCCAAGTGGAACTTCAACCGATGTACCGGATACGCTTATCGCAACAAGCGCCTTAGTAGCTGCCCGTCTTGTCACGCCACCTAAAGCAACAACCCTGTCAAGACTTACGCCCTCAGCAGTAGGAACAAACATTGAATGATACATGTCCTCAAAATCTTCCCATGTATCGCTAAGAGACTTTGACATAAGTTGATTGAAAAGCCCTACCGCCCCATATTCGGAAAGTTCAATGTCAGCCCCGAAAAGTTCTCTTGCTTTTGAATTAGCTTCATTTAATATATCGTCGTAAGTCTTAATGATAAACCCGCTTTCTGTAATTCCGAAACTGCTCATACTGTCGCCTCCAGTAATCCTTCAGTTGTTTCCGCGTTAAACTTTCCGGTCATTGTTCGTGTCGCATTATCATAAGTTAATTCAAGATTATCCAGTTTTAATATTCTTGCGTCTGCTGTAATGGCATCTTTATATACTTTTCTTGCTTTCTGCTGTAACAATTGTTTATTTTGGAATAAATTAAAATAATCAATTCCACTATCAGGCGCGGCAAACCATTCACCCTTCCAAAGTTTAAGCCTTGCCGACATAACTTCCGCGAGCGCATCAACATCCTCAACCATCGTCAAAGTCCTATCTGACAGGATTAAATCATTATTTAATATCTTTAATGTTTTCATGTTATTTTAACGTCCTGACTTTTAAATGTTTCAATCTTTGCTTTTAATAAATTAGCTGCTGTCATTATAGATGTCAAAGCTGCCGCATTTTGTGCGACCGACCCAGGAGCAATAGTCCCCAACGTATTTAAAAAAGAATTTAATTCAGTTAAAAACGTATCCCCTAATATAGCGGGTTCAACTGTTCCTGATGACTTACCTATCACTAATCCGCTTTCCTTTTCTGCTGTTGTTGCTGAATAGTTTTCTTTAACTATCGCGCCTAATACACAAGCATTGTGCAGCTCATGTGTCTTGATTGATTCCGCTTTCGTATAATTTTGTAATGAATTTAGTATATCAAACGTAGAAAATCCAACCCAGACAAGATCACCTTTAACATAATTCGGCTTTATAAAATAGTCACCTTGCTTCTGGACGATAACCGGAATTTCCGTCAATATAGGATACTCGGTTTCTATTCCATAAGCGTTTTTATATTTCATTAACGGCTTGACGTTTGCCCGGAATTTTGTACTATCGAATTTTTCAATTGTACAAACAAGCCCTTTCTGTATGTAACGTGTTTTCAAGTTTATAAATTTTTCAAGGAAGTCTATCCACTTCATACTGCTACCGCCTTAAACTCACATTCTGAATTTCCAAAAGTTGAAAAAGTTTTTTTACCTTCATTGATTTGAACATAAGTGGCATCGAAAGCATTGTCTTTTATCTGCACTACGTCCCCGATCTGTATTTTATACAAAAATAAAGTTCTAAATTTATATCCTTTTGAATCTTTTTCTATGCCGCCAAGTAACCCGGATGCCGGGGAAATAAAAGCAACTTGTGGCTTACGCTGTTCAGGCAACTCAATATGTACTACATCATTTTTAATAAAATACTGCGCTCCCATTTCCATAACTAAATTTTTAATAGACTGATCGAAAGTCCCGGCCGTAAAAGTTTTAACATTTATAGCGCCCGGCACATTAACATCCGCTGTTTTACCGACCATCTTTATTAAATCCTTAGCTATATTTGCCATTGACATATTATTATAAGTCTTGCCTATCGTTCCATTTGCCAAGTCCCCGGTCATATCACCTACAGATAATTCGAGTATTGTATCAACGCCCTTCCGATAGACTTTATAATTATTGATTTCACCTTTACAAACTAATCCATAATCGTTTACATATCCTGCGTTAATTTCAATTACCGGATATCTTTGTGTCTCGCCTTCTTTCTTCCCTTCGGCTTTTTTGATAGTGCTGCTGTTCGGATTATATAACTTGACCATCGTAGTTGACGCCTGATTCATCGTAAAATTTTGCTCAAATTCAATCGAGAAAGGCGGGTAAGTGAATAACGTACCAGCTATATTAAGTTCGCAATAACGATTAAATAAAGCCTTATCAGGCAGCGACATATAATTTCACCTTGTCCATATTTGTACTGTTATAAACAGTCTCTAAAATCTTATCAGTGAATAAGTCCTCAAAATAAAACGGTATTATCGGATCATCAATTGTAAGCCCTTCAACAACCGCATGAAATAATTTGCCCCCGTATACCAATCTTGTAGTATAAAGTATATTATCGTCAAGGTCTCGTATCTCACAATAAATCCGATCGTGCTTTTCATTTTTGCGGAATACAAAATTATATAAATTCTCTCCGATTGTAAAAATCTTACTTACTGGAAGTTCATCTGCTATTAAAGGTAAATAATCAAGTTCCATTTTATCCTCTATGGGATTATTTTTTTTGCTATCGATACTCGTTTTTTAGGCGTTGCCGTAGCATCTTTTGACGTTGTCCCTTTTGGCGACTGCCCTTTATTATTAACACCGTTCTGTTGTATTACCGGAGCATCTACTGTTTGAGCTGTCGCCACATTTATTTTTTTTAACCCGATTGACAGTCTTATTCCTGCGCCTACATCCTTTGATTTACTCTTAGTCATAGATGAAATTACAACATCTGAAATTTCATCTTCCTGACCATAATAAGTTAATATTGATTTAGTCTCTTTAAATAGAATTAAAGAATCAATACGTTCTTTTATTGACGGATTTATAAAATTTGTAGGATTAAGAACATCCCAGTCATCATCGGTTAAAATGCAATCAAGAGAATAATCTTCAGTTTTAGGATCGATGTTATCAGTAATATCCGCCCCTGATTGAATGGCGTGTTGAGTAACATCTATTTGATGACTTTCTGAAAAACTATTTATAATATCAAGTTGAACATCTAAAGCCCCATCGCTTAAATATGCTCTTGTTATTTTCCCTAATACATTTGTTACGCTTTCTGTAAGTGGCATTATATCACCACCCCAGCAGCGGCAGGAAATACACTGCTTGATAGTTCATTGAGCGCATCAAGTATTTTTGTCTTAATAACTTCCGCTCCTTCATCTGCATTTTGTACCGTAATGTTGATTGATCCAACTAACTTGCTTAATGTAATTCCACCAAAAGTATTATTCGGCATTATCTGCCCTGTGCTTCCAGGGATAAAAAGCTCCGGGCCGGCTTCTCCAACGATATAAGGATTACCTGAAGCCACCGCCCCTCCAGATGCTTTGCCGGTAATGTCCATTATACCGCCGATTATTTTACTCGGCCATGAAAGTGGATTGATAGCACTTCCGGCACTTATAATACTTTTTTTAGCTGTACTCATTACTTCTGGATTTGCCTTAAAAAAATCTTTTATCTGTTTCAAACCCCGAACAGAATCCATAAATGCTTCAATCCTGTCAATGGCCGCATTGATAGGTTTAAGAAAATCTTCAAACCATTTAACGAAATCACCAAAATAAGATTCCCCGCCTTGCATATAAGTATATATATCTTCGATCACTAAGAAAAGAAGCCCTAAGGCAGCACCAATAAGTAATGCTATGCCTACAATCGGAAGTAACGGAGCCATAAGCCCGATAAAAGCCCCTGCCAACGCCCATACAGCTCCAACAAGTAAAGTACCAATCACAGGCACTAATGCGATTAAAGTTGCTTTAAGAATAGCCAACCCTTTTTCAGTCTTTGCCCACGCTATAAAAGCCTCTATTATCTTTATCAAATATTTGAGCATAGGTTTAAAAACATCCGCCATAATATCCCCGAATGTTCTTAATACAGAATTTTTCAAACCTCTAAAAGTAGAAGTTAATCCATGCCAAGTCTCCGCTTGCTTCTCCATCATATTATGAAACTTGCCACCTTCTCCAGTGGCCGTCATAAAAGCGTCCCTAACCATCTCAAAAGATATAAGCCCTTTACTCATTTCTTCTTTAAGCTGCCTGACTGATTTTCCAGTTGTTTTTGACATCTCTTGTAGTGGATTAAATTCGGCGTTTATCATCTGAAGTAAATCTTGTCCCATCAAACGACCTTGGCTGGACACCTGTCCGAATGCAAGACTTAACCGGCTGAAATTTTCAGCGTTCCCGCCTGACACATCGCCTAACATTTTAATTGATGGCATTATGTCATCCGCCGCTATACCAAAGTTCATTAACATTTTAGCGGCATCTGTAATCTGCATATCTTCAAACGGCGTAACGTCTGAGAATTTAATCAGATCATTCATCATTGACTTTGCGGCTTCCGCACTTCCAAGCATGACTTCAAAAGATGTTGTAGTGTCTTCCATCTGTGCGGATAGCTCAACAAGGCTACCAACTACATCAAAAGTTTTCTTTAGAAAATAAGCCCCGCCTATGGCTTGCATTGCTCCTTGCAAACCAATAGCTTTTGACTTTGATGAATCCATTTTACTATCAACTTTATCAATAGCATTGGATGCGTTATCCTTGAAGGATATGACTCCGAATATTTCTCTGAATATACTCATTTCTTTTTAGCGGCTTGCCGTTCCTTTTCAAACTTAATATCTAAAGCGATGTTGGCCTCGGTTAAAACTTCTGGATCATTCTCACAGGCTTCCGTAAAAGTTAAAACGTTATAAACAATTGGTCTCCAGAATAACCATTCTTTTTTAACTTTCTGTCTGTAATAACCGCTTCCCCGCCTTGAGTGCATCTTTAGAGTCTGGGAAGATATATCCGGCTTCCAACTGCCCTCTAAGAAATCGAGGCAGAATGGCCTGCCATACCTCCAGGTCTTCTAAAGATATATCATCAAGATTCAACTTATTCCCCTGTTCTGGAAACACGACATTCTCAAAACAATAATCTAACATTGTTTCAAGATTAAATTGATCTGTTTTGGGATTATAGAGAGAAGCCTGAAGTTTAAGCCACTCTCTATTCCCCGGATGCTGCAATTTGTAAACTTTTCCATTAACAACTATTTTATTAGTTATCATAAATCTCCTTTATGGTAAATGCGACATAATTAAATCAGCGCAATGTATGACCCACTCAACGCCCGATTCTTCATCGCCGTATTCAATATCAGGATCAGTCCCGATCCATGCGCTGGTTGATACTGCCATGTGTTTAGAATCAGAATTGTTTTTTACCATCACCGGGAATGAAGCCGGTAAGAGCTTAAATATATCGAGTTGTTTATTACTCGGCGATGTTTTCTTTAACGTGAAAGTAATAGTGCCTGATATATTATTATTCTTTGTCCTGCTGACTTCCCCGTATGCGCCTACGTGTCTTTTATAAAGCTCGTTATCTTCTTTAGCACACGTGATAAATGTTCCATCGAAGAATCCTGACATGTTTATTCCTGAAACCGTCAAAGACACTTCCGAAGGATTGTAGCTGCCAATAAGTTCTCCCGCCATTTTATACCTCCAAGTATTTCCATCGTTTTAATTTTTGAATATCGCTAATAGTTTGTTGACATACTCCAAATATATTAGCCAATTCATATTGGCTTAAAGTAATACTTTTACGTATTATTTTTACCATTTCTTCAGTTAATTTAGACCCGTTAACATCTTTACCATGCTTAACTTTTTGTAATCCATTGCGATAAGCATGAATTTGATTTTGTGAACGATTACACCATTCAAGATTATCAACATTATTGTTCAGTTTATTTCCGTCTTTATGATTAGCAAATTCATAATTATTTGGATTTGATAAAAATGATAATATAATCAATCTATGAACGCTATAATTTTTCATTTTACTATTTTTACTTAATACTACTTTATAGTATCCATTTGTAATGATAGTTTGATTTAATATTTTACCAGGGAATAATCTTAATTTATTATTCTTATATCCAACATATCTATCAAGGCTTCTAATTCTACCTAAATTAGAAACCTGATACATATTTTCATATCCCGGTATATCTTTCCAAATTTCTTGCATTATTTTACCTAAATCGTAATTAATCCCGTAACAGTTACGTGATGGATTGCACCCGCACTTGTATAGTTAAACTTGACATCTGTCAAAGTCCTGGTCGCCCTGTTGTTTGCAGATACCGCTGATCTATCCGGTACTGTCACAGTATATAAATAAATCTTATCATCAGAGACTTGCTTCTCCGCTTCGGTAACTGCTGCTGCTATTATCCCATTATCCCCAGCTCTCTTTAAAACATCCCTAACAACACCCTCAACCTGTGCAATTCCCCTGTTGTCAAAAGGTATCTTGTCATTTCTAATGAACAATCCAAGCAATCCTATTTTTAATTGATCTTCAACCCAGTCTTTACCGAGTATAATATCAATGTATTCTCCGCTTGTTGCCTTACCTTCATTTACAAACGTAACCCCGGCCTGTTCTTGTATTGCTTGACCGTTATTCGCTCTGATTGCTGTCAACTGCGTCAAAGTAAAAGATGACGCATTTTGTCCGCTTAATGTTTTCCATTTGAATGTCGCCGATCCTGGAACTTTCGCCAACATCTTACCTACCCATGCGCATTCAGGAAAGTCTGTCGCTTCATTATTGTGTATAAGATAGGCTTCTCTGTCTACATTCCTACCGATAAGATCATCCGGATCATCAGAACATCCAAAAAAGTATTTCTTATTTGCGTTCGCCCATGTGCCGACATCATGCAAGTCATCTCCGTCTCTTGAATCAATAACTATTCCGTAAAAATCATTATATGTTTCAATCAGTGTAGCTAATGCGTCATCATAATCTGTTGCATCTGCTTTTCTGAATACCGCCACGCTTGAAACATGTGGAGTCTGTGCGAACATTGCGGAAGCCATTAGATACTCATTGTCTGTGCTTAGATAACCCGCATCTGTTAAATCCGTCAATTCAGCCGCCACTGTCACACCTGTCGCAGCTGAACCGCCTGAACCTAAAATTAATGGCAAAAAACTCTGCTCTGTTAGTCCGAGTGTTCCTGCGGAAATGTTAATGGTAATATCGTTTATGAAACTTCCCATGTTATTCCTCCTATGGTTCTGTTATAATAATTTTTTCTTCTTGTACTAAATCTATTGTAGGTGTAACTTCAATCGTTTCAATCGCTTCAATCGTATCTATCGGCGATCCGTAATAATCCAATCTTATATCAACACCTAATCTATTCTCGTAAAATGTTTCCAGATATACCGTCCTGTCCTCAATCTGGTTATTCATTACTCTTAAAACTATATTGTTTAACTTTGCCACATCCTGACAGGCTGTTGACTTGATCCACTGTAACGCTGTAGTAGTCTTTGCCCATAAATCTTGTATGTCCTGCCCGATAAAAGTTAAGCTCATTACTTGCTTTGACTGTTCATATCGATTTAAATTGACCTGATCTCCGTTTGATTCTGGTACGATTAAATTCTGATAGTCTCCTTCTTCTTGACTTGAGATGATCTTCCAAGATAGATACGGATAAGCAGGTTTATGTCCACCCTGATCTGCCATCTGAATGTTAATCCCGGAATGAACCGCTATCCCGGAGACTATTGCGTTAATCCTGCTGCCCGGTATCATCTATCTTTTTCCCGATATATATTGAAAAACTTCCTTCAAAACTTCTGTCCTGTAAACTGTCCACTTTATAACTTTCGCTTCCATGATAAATAACTGACTTCAAAGATATTGACGGCGATCCGCACTCGTAAAACTTCTTATCCTGCATCGTATATCCGCCTTCTCCGGCAAACTGTAAGTCCTTGAAAGTCATAGGGAATACTGCCAGTCTTTTTGCCACTCCCGTTACATAAGTTGTTGTCAATCTTCCTGAAGCGTCAAACGCCTCTGAAACAAATATATCTGCTGTCACATCCTGAGAAAATTCTGTTACTACGTTTATCATACTGTTCTATGACTTATCCCTTGCGATAATCTCCCGGTATTCACGAGCGTTTTATTCTTGCCGCCTTTCTGCTCTGTCGTAAATGGATGATTACCCGGAGGTATATTCGTCTTAATCTTTGCTTGTATTGCACCTGTCATGAATAGCCCGACTTTTTCAGTTATCATTTTAACTGGTACGCTTAAATCAGTAATGCTTTCCGCTATATCCATTATTCTATTCTGATTTTTCTTTGAATCAAAAGACGTTCTGAAAAATGACCTCTCCGGAATAATGATATACTTAGTTGTCTTTTTAAGATGAAGTCCTAAATAATTTAAATAGTTTCTCATCTTTTCGCTTATTGTAATTTTAGCTCCGTATTCGTTTGACCTTGCAACAACCGCTAATTCCGCATTGCCTAAAATCCCAACATGAATTTTTTTCCGGGTTAATTCTTTTACTCTCTTTTTAAGTTCAGGAAATTTGTTTCTATCTTTTATAAACATCTGTCCGCCAGCCCTTCAATTTGTAATTTGACCTTATAAAATTCCCGTTCCCAGTCTGTACTTATAAAGTTAGTATAAGCATCAACGCCGCCATAACTTATTGAAACATCCGCTATGCTCTTTGATTTAATATTACTTTTACCCTGATCTGCCACGCTCAACAAATGACACGCTTTATAACGCTGAAGCTCATTGAATCTTGCATGAGCTGAAGTATATCCATGCGCTTCAATATAATTTTTAGCGTCTGCTAAATGCTGATTTAATACATCATCCGACACTGTTGTAAGTGCCGGATGAGTATTTCTTAACTGTGTTAATGTGGCTTCTGCCATCTAAATTCCCTTTCCGATGTAAATTGCAGCCGGATAACGTACAATAACACCCGCTGTCTTCATCTTAATCGCCATTTCGACTGTGCCTACGATGTCCTGAACAGGCGCACCCCTTTCTATATCATAGAGAAGTGAAAGCTGTACGTTCATCGGATCGTTATCAAGTACCATAAACCAATCCACTGTATCACCGTTATTAGTTGCTTTCATTTGATTTGTAACTACGATCTGATCGAAGTACATACCATCAGAATTAAGCCACTGTAAAAGCGTTCTTGAATCTCCAGTATCACTGAAAGGCAATGCCAAAAGATTATATTTTTCAGGAGGCAATACAAGTACACGAGCTTTATAAAACTGATCTTTCTGAACTGTCTTCATCGCTGTATGAAGGTCAGTAAGTTTTTCTCTTGATGTTTTATTGATCCAGAGTCGTTTCTCTGCTGCTGTTCCTGAATAAGCACCTTGTGCAACATTCTCCATTGTGCCTAAATCGGTTCCATAGAAACTTGAATCGAAAATACCTTTAATGCCAAAATTAGCATCTCCAGCAAAAGCTAACTTACATTCGGTTTCAAATATATAACGTCTTGCGGTTTCAACCCTCAAAGTATCAAGCTGAATCGCCGGTCCCTTGCCCAGTGCCCTCTTAGCCTGAATAGCTTCGAGTTCATCCTGTGTATATCTTACGCCTGATGCAATCGTAAAGGCTTTCTGTGTTATGCGTCCGCCGGATTCTCCGACAAAAGGAACGTCTTTAGCTCCGCCGCCTGATGCCAGTATCTTCGCTTTCCCGTTTCTGACATAATAGTCGTATCCTATTTCCTGAGCGTATCTTGCAAAGGAAGTATTTAAACTGAATACTCGCCTATGCGGAAGTTCTTCAACTTTTGGCGTATATAATACGTTATCAATCTGCAAAAAATCGTCTTGTGTAAATAATCCATGTTCAAAAGGCATATTATTTTCCTCCTATATTTTAAGTATCCGCTGTTATTGTGAAAGGCGGTGATAAGAAAAGTTCAACAGCCGTACCGCTTGCGCCAGTACCACGCCATTCCGCACCTGTTACAAGTGCTGTTTTGTTAGTAACTGCTGTTTTGCAGAAAGCCCCTGGAGTTCCATCTGTATGTCTTATTCGTACAGAATCACCAGCCACAATAGCCTCTTCAACATAAACCATAACAACGCCCTGATCTACTACCGGAACAGCATCGCCGTTTTCAAAAAGTCCGCCGTCAAGATTCCCTGCTTCAACTGAATAACCTGCAACGCCTCTAAACCTTCCAGACGCTGAAGAAAACAGTTTGACCTGATCTGCAACATCGCCGTCCATTACCGCCAGCCCAAATCCGATATTAGTTCCGCTTGCTGCGGCTGTTCGGATATTTGTCATTGGGTTATGTTCGGCTATCCTGCCAAGTCCTAATTTTTTATTCGTGTAATAACTTTCAACAGGTATCATTACTTAGCCCCCTTGTTCATAAAATTTTCGTGAATATGAAGCAATCCTTCCCGTTTCT